TTAATCGTTGGCCATAAAATACGAGCAGTACTTATTGAGCAGATAAGGCAATGGTAAATCTCCCTTTTGGTAACGCTCAGCATCGAGTGGTAATATTCTTTCACAAACCTTTCTATGACCTTTGAACAGGGCATTGAGATATGGTATGGCATTCTCTTGGGTAATACACACATCGGTAAAGAATTGTGTGAGGTCCTCTGCATCAAAGACAATGGAATAGCTTGGGCGTTTGGCCCCTGGAATGTCTTCTACCAATATGTTCTTGCTGACGAGGTCTTGTATGTCGCGTAGGGCGGTGTCTTTGGAACACTTAGCCAAGGACGCCCAAGTCTTTGATGATATCTTAGCTTCATAGCCATCAAGGAAGAGGTTGAGCATTTGTGTTTGTCGCTCTGTCATAGGTATGGATGCAGCCTTCTGCCAAAAGAAACTTTTGTTTAAGATGGTGGTAACAATGGTTTCTGCTTCATCAAGCGCATCAATCAGTTTCTTCATATACCATACCAGCCATTCTGTGATGTCTCCATCGCCACGTTGCATACGTTCCAGAATGTCGTAATAGTGGTTTTTGTCTTTATTTATTTGAGATGATATATTATAGAAACGCAACTCGCTCTTCTCGCCTCGTGCAAGAAGCATGTCAGAAAGAATGCGAGCCAGTCGACCATTGCCATCTTCGAAAGGATGTATGCTTACAAACCAGAAATGGGCTATGGCTGAACGGACAACGCTACCCCCTGTGTCTTCGCCATCAAACCAAGCTATAAACTTTTGCATCTCGCCCTCTACAAGATTAGGAGAAGGGGCTACATAATGCACCTTCTCACGACCAAACATTCCACTAACAATATGTTCCTCGTTTGTTCGGTATTGTCCAATCTCTATTTGGCTACCTTCGCTAAAACCAGTTGGAAAGAAAGCCGCTTGCCAAGCACACAGTTTTTCTTTACAGAGAGACTGGTCATAGTTCTGCACGGCTTCGAGCATTACGCTAACCACAGAGTCAACATAATGGGAAGGAGCTGTATATTTCACGTTTTCAATTCCTAATTTTTGGGCGATTGAAGAACGCACCTGCTCCTCATTCAGACGTATACCTTCAATTTCTGAAGAATATACTACATCATGTGTCAAGTTCTCTGCCATGGCTCTGAGTTTGCTGTCAAAGCCAAGCGAGCTCAATCTGCCGTAAAGCAAACCTTGTTTACGACATACTATTTCCTGAAGGTTTGATACTTCAGATGCATCCCAACGGAAGTTTGTCCAATTATCTCTTTCGTATATATACATAATGTATTTGTTCTATGTGCGACAAAGATAGTGCAAACGAGTGGAAAACATCAAGTTTACTTGAATGTTTACCCGAGTGTAGCCTATCTTATTAAAATAACGGCATTAAACGCCGCATATTCTGCGGCAAAAATAATAAAATAATGTCGAATCGCCAAATAAACCCGAAAAAATACCGCATATTTTGCGACGTTTATTAAAAATAATCATCGCATAGTCCGTTTTAGTTAAGTAAATAGTGTTTACTGAATAATTCGTCTAATTGTTCCAATAAAGCTTCGATGAATGATGAATTCTGGTCAAGAGCCTTTGCAAGAGGTTCCGAAAGCGTATTCCAATCATTTCCTATTGAGGCGACAAAATCTCTTATAAAAGAATGTCAGGATGTCGTGAGAGCAGTTCTATCATTTCGGGATAGTCTGGTTTTCCATTGACAAAACGATACAGTTCGTACTTTGAAGTTTCGCCTTCTTCCTGCTTGCGTTTCTCTGGACGATAACCGCCTTTTCGTATAAAAACACGCTTTGTTTATGGATATAAAAGAATCATTCAGAAAGTTGTAAAACATGTGTAAAACATGTCCTTGGAAATTGTAAAACATATGTAAAACATCCATCATCATTTGTAGCATTTCAGTGGTACTTCCGCTAAAAACGAATTAAGTGGAAAGTCCTCTGTTACAAGGACTTTCCACTTAATTTATTGAGAGTCAAATATTTGCTATTATTCCTCTACAGCAGCCTGCGCAGCAGTTCGTACCCTCTTATTTTGTGGGCTTATCGGAATATTGGTAAGCCTTACACTATGGCATGGCAAATTCCTCTGCTTTTATATCTTTTCTTGTTCGTCTAATTTTATATTTCCGCTACTCTTGTCGTCATCGTTAAATATCCAAATAAGCCATTTCTTTGCTCCTCTGACGGATTTTCTATACCCCGATGAGGGTTTTATTGTTTTGAAGAAATAACGCCCTCCAAACGCTTTATTTCGCGTTTCGCCTCAACAAGCAGGTCGTAGAGTTCCACCGACCGCTCCGTGGCGAAGTATTCTGCCCAATCCCGAAACGTGTAGCACACATCCGTTATGTCATCATCGTACCCCATAGAGTTCCACCAATCGGAAAGTTCTGCAAAGACATCAAGAGGGTTGGTACCGAGTGCATCCACAACCTCTGTCGGGTATTGATCGATGAGCATATCCTGCCAGTCTCCAAAGTCCGTACCGGGGTTCTCATGGAGAATGTTCCATGCAGCTTCTTTCAGTTCTTCGTAGAAATCCACCTCATCATCAAGTTCTTCATCTTCTTTGACCTCGTTGATTGCATTCATCAGCATCTTCAGTTTCGTCAAATCTTTATTGTTGTCCATATCATTTATTTCTTTTTAGGCGTTTATAGTCATTCCAGCTAATTCCCGTTTGGAATGTAGCATGTTTGAAATATGGGTCTTTACAACAATGGTACATGAAAACAACAACAGATATTAACCCATGTAACAACATTATAGTCCATAGGATTAGTGCCATTCCAAGAATATTCATAATGGTTGGCTTTTCTACCAAAGAGAGTAAATACCCAAGATAATGTAAGAGTCCAAACAAGACGGCCACTATCAAACTTATAATCGCTGTAAGTATAATAGTACCTAAAAAGTGCAAGAAGTGTTTCATTTCTCCACCATCTTCTCGTAAACCTTTATCAGCCTTTCTTTCTCTGCAAGAAGAGCCTCCAAAGCCTTGACACGTTCTTCCCATATTGCAGCACTTACATCGCCATTGATGTTATCATGCGCTCCATGACCATTAACTTGATTATTGTTACCAGATAACGACACCGCATTTGATGTACCAGACAAATCATCAGTGTATTCCTTGAAGAAGTTATACTCCAATGCTTCGCCTATTGTTACCAACTTGTCTGTATCAATACTTGATTTATCCAGTATCCTATTTACGTTCTGTTGTGGTATGCCGATTTTTCTGCCAAATTCAGACTTAGACATACCGAGTTCATTAAGCCTTTGCTCGATGACTAACCCGATGTTTACTCTTTCAATTCTCATAAGCATTTCCGATTTAGATAAATCATTACATAGTTAATAATTCTTAAATCCAAACAGAAACCTACTCGTTTATGATGTAGGTAAATCTATTTTGATTACCTTTGCGGTATAAAGTTATAAATAAATATCGAAACAATGAACGAAACATCTAAAAATCAGCGCAAAAAGTCTCTGCTCGGGCAACTTTCAGACCTTGCAGTTGGCGAAGAACTGACCGTTCCTGTTAGCCGTTCAAGCTACCTCAAATCAATTTGTGTTAGTTTCGGCTTGCAGTGGGACAAGAAGTTTTCAACCTCAACAAACCGAGAAGAGCGCACAATCACAGCAACAAGAATTTTATAACGCTTACACTACAATGAGAAAATCAATCATCACCTCCGCACTCCTCCTTGCAAGCCTCATCAGCTGCAACACCACAACCCAATTGTCTAACGAGGAACTCGACCGCATCAGTTGGTCGGCATTCTGCAAGGACTTCGGCTATAACGAACAGGCCGACCGTGACAACGAGCAAGCCATCAACGACTACCTCGATGCTTGGCGCGGCTCCGTGTCCGAGGAAGAGGCATTTGCAAAACTCGGTATCACGCAAAGCTACTAAGCCATGCCCAACCAGTTCTGCAAATCCTGCAAGCAGTCCTACAATGCACTTAACGGCTGTTACTGCACCCTGCTCAACCGCTACGTTGAGTACACAAAAGAACCTCCATGTTCAACCCCTATAAAATCAGAAAAGAAATGAAAAAAGCAATTTCAATCCTCCGCATCGCCATTCTCGCCCTCATGGGCAGTGTTGGCGTACTCTTCCTCCTTGGTGAGGAACAGGACGAAACTGTACTCTCGTTTTTCCTGCATTTCCTCTTCGACAAGGTGTTTGGCCTTGCCATGCTTGCCGCAATGTGTGTGCTCTTTTGGCGTTGGTGCAAGACCGACAACTGGCTCAAAGCCATTAATGAATGGTGCGAAGAGATAGACGCACAAGCAGGAGATTAAAGGATAATGGACTACCTCAACTTCTCTGACATGTGCGTCAAGTATTCTACATTCCTCGATGATGTGGCCGCAAGGGTCGTGCATCTGCTCAAGCAGGATGCCAACGACCCGGAGTTCATCAGCCAGAACAAAGCATTTGAAATGTTCGGGCGCGGAAATGTGGAGCGTTGGCGCAAGCAGGGAAAGGTAACAGCCTACAAGCGTCCGGGCAAGGTCGAATACCGAACAGCCGACCTGCGGCTCTTGCAGCGGATACAGCAAGATTATCTTGGCAAGTAGCCTCAACTGCCGCAGATAGCGTGCTAATCGGATAGGTACGAACGATAAAGCGTAGGACATTAGGTAGGTTCAACTCCTCCCTGCGGCTCCAAAACTGAATAAAAATTTAATCACATTCAATTTCATACAACTATGAGTCAAATAGAAATTACAGTCAAGCTGCTCAACGAATTGCAGCCGACAGAAATCGTCCGCAACGACAACGTGCGCGACAAGTTCATTCAGATTTACGATGCCATGTGGTCGCAGTCCACTGGCGTGTCGGGCGAAGCTGCCTACGAGAAAGAGGCTCGTAACTTCAACCGTCTGCTTTCCGAGAAAGAGGACGTGCGCAAGAAATGCAGCCATTTTTCCCTCTTCACCTCGTTTCTTGATGTGGCTATCTCTGGCCTCACCCTCGACCCCGGCACCAAGGCGCAAGCCTACCTCCTCGCACGCTCCATCGCTGTTGACTCCTATGTGGACGACCACGGACAGAAGAAGAACCGCTACGAGACGCAGTGCGTCCTCACCGTCAGCGGCTATGGCGAGTTGGTGCTTCGCGCTCGTTGCGGTCAGATACGCCATGCCGACAACCCTGTCATCGTCTATGAGGAGGACAGCTTTGAGTTTGGCGAGCGCAACGGACAGAAGTTCGTCAATTACACCTGCCGTCTCCCTCACCAGTCCGGGCGTATCGTGGCTTGTTTCATGAAGATTACACGTGCCGATGGCTCTGCCGACTATGCCGTCATGCTGCCCGAAGATTGGGCGCGGCTCTCCAACTACTCCGCTCGTCAGAACTCAAAGTTCAACTATCAGACCAAGCAGTGGGAGAACGGCAAGCCCAACGCCCTCTACACCGCACAGGGCGGACAGATAGACCCCGGCTTTCTCGTTGCCAAGTGTATCAAGCACGCTTTCAAGACTTACCCCAAGGCGCGTATCGGCCATGCCACACAGTTGGAGTCACAGCAGGTTGACGAGACAGAAATCTCTGACGACATCTACGGCATCACCGACAATGGCGAACAGGTAGATACTGCCACAGGCGAGATTATCACCGACCGTCAGCCCGAACAATCCTTTGTTCCTGCCGACAACACTGCGGCTGGCGTAACCGTTGATCCTGCGGCCAATGATGATGATGACACTTTCTAATCCCTAACAACCGACAACTATGAGTGAACAAGCAACAAATACCGATTTGACCATCGTGCGCAAGGAGAACGTGCAGATGATAGCGCAGACTGCGCCCGAGGTGTACAAGAACAACACCATTTCTTGCCAGAAGTGTACCGACTTCGGCAAGCGGCTCCTCGTCCAAATCAAGGAGCACGGCATGACTGACGAACTGGATATGCAGTGCGCCACCTACATCAACAAGGCTCGCAACACGGTGAAGAAGATGAACACCAGCCGTTCTGCCATCACTAAAATCTTTGACCAGATACGCTCGGAGTTCACAGGCATGGAGAATACCATCGACCCCACCAAGACAAACTCTGTTCCCTACCAGATACAACAGGCTCGCAATGCCTACGCTGCACAGAAACATGCCGAGGAGGAGCGCAAGCGCAGGGAGGAGATGCTGCGCCAACAGCGTGAGCAAGCCCTCGCTCGCTACAAGGCTGACGTGGAGGACGACTACAAGCGGTCATTCAACACCCACACCACCAATGCCATCAACTCCCTTACCGAACTTAACGCTGCCATCACGCTCGACAACTACGAGGCGCAGTGCAAGGCTATCAAGCAGTTTCCTGTCAAGCTGCCCGATGATTGGGCTGCAAAGACTCCCTCCAATGTCCGCATTCCTGCCGAACTTGCCGACATGCAGGACAAACTCCGTGAGGTGCGCACATCTATCGCCCTCAAACTCATGGAGCAGTTTGCCAAGCAGTACGAGTTTGAGGTGGGCGACTACCGCGACAACATTCTCGACACACTACCGTCCAAGAAAACCGAATTGGAGCGTATGCAGAAAGCCAATGAGGAAGAAAAGGCTCGCATGGCTGCTGAACTGAAAGCGCGTGAGGAGGCCGAGGCAAAACGCATTGAGGCTGAACGCAAGCGCAAGGAGGAGGAAGAGACGGCAAAGAAGAAGATGCAGCAGGAAGCGGCCGAAGTGGGCAACCTCTTTGGACAACAGGCCATCGTTACCCCTGCCGGGTATCAGCCCAAGACTTCCGTCAAGAAACGTCTTGTGTTCCACGATGCGCAGGGTGTCCTCGCTGCCTTGTCTCTTTGGTGGTCAAAGGAGGGACAATACCAGTCTGTCGAAGACCTTTCCAAGGTGTTCAAGAAACAGATTACCTACTGCGAGAAACTCGCAAACGACAAAGACCACCCCGAATTTATCAGTTCAACATCTGTCTCTTACGAGAACGAAGTTAAAGCAAAGTAAACGATTATGTACGAAAGTGGATATTACCCGGCTGGCGCGGAGTACGACCCTCGCGCCCCATGGAATGAGCGTGAGCCTACAATGATTGACTGTGCGGCTTGTGGCGGCAAAGGCTATCACTGGCACGCCTACGACTTTGAGGCCGACCGCGAAACAGAATGTACCGAGGAAACGTGGGAGTTGCTCCCCGAAACGGAAGAGGAGGCCATTGCCAAGCGCATGCACTTCATCAAGGGCGAAAAGGAGACCTGCGAGGTGTGCGATGGTGAGGGCGAAGTGGAATATGAACCCGATTACGATGATTATGACGAAGATTAAGCCTATCATCAACCCGGACGAATACTATCAGCGCAGTGAGGTCAGCAATTCTGACCTTACTGAACTGAAGAACCAGCTCCACCCACACATGCAGTATGGCGACCGTGAGGCGGCATTCCGCTTTGGTTCTATCGTGGATGCCATCATCACCGAACCCTCGCGTGTGGACTTTCTCCACATGACTATTGACGGTGAGCAATGCTCCGAGGAGGAGTTTCTTCACGCTCGCGAAATGCAGCGTGCGCTCCGTGCCGAGGCTCGCAGAGACCCATTCCTTGCCAAGGTGCTGGAGTTGTCCGAGACGCAGTGCTTTATGGTCAACAAGCAGCAGCCTTTCGATAATAGCGGTTTCCGTTTCACGCTCGACACGCGCTGCAAGTGGGACTGGTGGCTACCGTCCTGCCATTTCGGTGGCGACCTAAAGACTACGTTCGCCTCCACACAGGCGGAGTTCGACAACGCTGTCGATTTCTTCGATTGGGACAGGTCGCGTGCCTGGTACATGGACATTGCCCATTCCGACCGCGATTTCATCTATGCCATCAGCAAGAAGAACTGCCGCATCTTCAAGAAGTTCATCGAGCGTGGCGATGATACTTATCTCCGTGGCTTCGACAAGTACAACGAGCTTGCTTTCCAGTATTGGGCTTTCTCGCTCGCATAATCACATAAAGAACAAAGTTATGACAAAGATACTTTCACCGACCGCACAAATCAGTCTGCTCAAACGCCTCAGACGTATGTGTCCGTTTGCCGTATGGTCGGGACAATACGGCTACACCTGTGGCGGCATGAAGAATGGTGTGCGCTCGTCCTCTGGCATGGGGACGCAGACAAAGGAGGCTCGCCACTGCCATTTGAATTGTATTGACCTGCGCAAGGCTGCGTTTCGCAATGGCTACGACATCACACTATCAACCCACAAACTCAATGCGTATGGCTGAAACACTCCAACATCACCTCCGTGTCGAACCCTACGACTACCAAAAGGAGGGCATTCTTGCCGGGCTGCGCTGGCATCGTTTCCTCATCGGTGACGAGCCGGGGCTTGGCAAGACGCTCCAAAGCATCGGTGTCGTGGATTGTGCCAACGCTTACCCCTGCTTGGTCATTTGTCCGTCCTCGCTCAAAATCAACTGGCAGCGTGAGTTCGAGAAGTTTACCGACAAGCACGCTCTTGTGCTCGACAACTCCGTGCTTACCACATGGCCGTACCTCCTCAAAATGGGTATGCAGCAGGTGGCCATCGTCAATTACGAGTCCCTGCGCAAGTATTTCGTGTGGGACATCAAGGGCGGCTCGCATGGCGGTTTCCGCTTGAAAGACGTGGTTTTTACTCCCGACATCAAGTTGTTCAAGTCTATTATCATTGACGAAAGCCACCGTGTCAAAGACCCGTCCGCACAGCAGACCATCTTTGCACGTGGCATTGCCGAGGGCAAGGAATATCGCATACTTCTCTCTGGTACGCCTGTGGTCAATCGCCCTGCCGACCTCATCGCGCAGCTCTCCATCATGGGACGCTTGCCCGAGTTTGGCGGACGATCCAAGTTTCTTGCCGAGTATGGCGGTGGCGAGATTACAAAGGAAAGGCGCAACAAGGAGGAGGAAGATGCACCGCGCAATCTCGAACGGCTCTCTGCCGAACTATACTCGCGCTGCATGATACGCCGCGAAAAAGCTAAGGTGCTTACACAACTGCCCGACAAGACGCGCACCGACCTCATCGTGGATATTTCCAACCGTGACGAGTATATGCTTGCAGAACACGACCTTGCCGAATACCTACGCCAGTACACCGAGTGCGACGACCTCGACATTCGCAGGAAGATGCGCATGGAGGCTCTGGTCAAGTTCATGACGCTGCGCTCGCTCTCTGCCAAAGGCAAGGTGAAACAGGCTATCGACTTCACGCGCACATTCCTCGCCAACGGCAAGCCGCTCATTCTCTTCTGCTCCCTGCATGAGATTGTGGACGAGATTAAGAAAGCGTTCCCCAAGGCGGTCTCCGTCACCGGGCGCGACTCCATGATGATGAAACAGGCGGCTGTCGATGCTTTCCAGTCGGGCAAGGCGCAACTCATCATCTGTTCCATCAAGGCGGCTGGCGTGGGCCTCACGCTCACGGCATCTTCCAACGTAGCTTTCGTTGAGTTCCCATGGACTTATGCCGACTGCTGCCAGTGCGAAGACCGTGCCCACCGCATCGGGCAAAAGGACAACGTTATGTGCTACTACCTGCTTGGCCGCTCCACCATCGACAGCACGCTCTACTCCATCATCCACAAGAAGAAGTCCATCGCCAACCAGATAATGGCCACCGATGACGACATTCCGCAGGATGAAATGTACTTCGATGAACTTGCAAGTCTGTTCCTCAATCCAGTGCAAGATGGCTGACCTCTGCAAGACCGACCTGCAAAAGGTCATTTCCTACCTCGATGAGGCTGCGAAGATTTACGATGCGCTGCCCATGCAGAAATGCAAGTGCCGCGCTTACATGATAACTCAATTAACCAACAAATTAAAATCAAAACTCAATCATGACAAAAAATGAATTGGCAAAGGAGGTTGCGGTTTCCGAGAAACTCCACCTCTCCACTACGTTCCAAGCCGTTGACGGCATTCTCCGTGTCATCAAGCAGACACTCGCCAAGGGTGAGCCTGTTATCATCCGTGGCTTCGGCACGTTCCAGCCCACCGAGTGCAAGGAGCGTCATGCACGCGACTTCAAGACTGGCAAGCCTGTCGTTATCCCGGCACACAAGTCCGCAAAGTTCCGTGTGAGCAAGGACTTCATCAAGTTTCTCAACGCTGAAGCAGGAAAGGAGGCTACCGTATGATGCTCTATGAATGTGGTGTCCGCTACGAGCGGACTATGGAGAACGGCATGACTAAGAAAGTCACCGAGCTGTACCTTGTCGATGCACTTTCCTTTGCCGAGGCTGAGGGACGCATCACAAACGAGATGGAGCCGTACATTTCGGGCGAGTTCGATGTGGTTACTATCAAGCGCACCAACATTTCCGAGATTGTAGAGGGGCTGTCCACTGCCGACAAATGGTTCAAGGCTAAACTCATGTACATCACCATTGACGAGAAAACAGGCAAGGAGAAGAAACAAGCGGTTCACTTCATCGTCCGTGCCTCCGACATCAACAACGCCCACATCTGTGTTGTCGAGCACATGAAAGGTTCTGTGATGGACTACGAGATTGCCACGCTTGACGAAACCAAGATTATGGATTTGTTCCGCTACAAAGTTAATACAAGCGACAATGGCTAAGTTTTCTTCATTTGCTTTCCAAGGCCGGAATAAGTACGGCAACGAGCGTGTGGGCGGTCATGCCTCCAAGAAAGAGCATTACCGCGCTGCCCAGCTCCGCCTCATGGAGCGTGCCGGACTTATCTCCGACCTGCGGGAGCAGGTGTCCTACGAGTTGATACCTGCCCAGTATGGCGAGTGTGGCAAGGATTTCAAGGGGCGCGACACGCGCGTTCTCCTCGAGCGTCCCTGCCGTTATGTTGCCGATTTCGTCTATACCGACCGCGCGACAGGGCAGACCGTTGTCGAGGACACGAAAGGCGTTCGCACTAAAGAGTATATCATCAAGCGGAAACTCATGCTCCACGTTCATGGCATCCGCATAAAAGAGGTTTGATTATGGCACGAGACAGTTTTGTTTTCTATCGCAGTTTCTTTGAGGCTATCAAGCGTATGCCCATCGAAGTGCAGACCGAGGTTTACCCGGCACTCATTGAGTATGCGCTTGACGGCAAAGAGCCGAAAGGACTTTCCGACATCGCGCAGGGGGTGTTCATTCTCGTCAAGCCTAACATTGATGCGAGCATCGCACGCAAAGAGAATGGCAAGAAGTTCGGCAAGCTTGGCGGTCGTCCTCCCAAGAAAGGCAAGACTGCCTCGTCTGCCAAGTCTAAGGGCGAAGCCCCTACGCCTCCGTCTGATTATTCGCTCTCCCTTGAGCAGGAGATTGACCAGATGAAAGCCGACCGCACATGGAATGAGCCTGTGTGTATGCAGTTCCACCTCGATGCCGATGAACTTGCCAAGCGTCTTGACGCTTTCCACAATCATTGCAAATGCGAGAATGACGGCAAGCCGCACTCCAACTTCAACGATGCCAAGCGTCATTTCTGCTCATGGATACGCAAGGCTTACGCGCCTGTCGAGCATGACAGCGATGCGGAGCTGCCGCCTCCCTCGTATGAGTTCAACGGTGGCTTTGGCGGTCAGGACATTTAATCTGTATGAGTTATGAACAATAAACCATATCCCCAGACTCTCGTCACCGAACTTGCCAAGTTCGGCAAACGTCCTACTGGCGATGCCGAATGGGACGCTTGCATCTTGCAGGCGTGCCGCAACAATCGCAAGAGTGCTCCTACATGGCTGTCGCTCCACGATGCTGCCCTGCGGTTTCGCGAGGAGGCGGAGAAAGTGCGTAAGCAAGCCTACAATCTTGCCGACCCCGATGTGTATTCAGCACACAGCGCATTCGTCATGCACATTGCCAACAACATTGTGCTTGCTCCGCAAAGGCGCAAGTTCATCGTTGACGACAACAACCGTGATGTGCTGCGTTTCCTGCTTTACTATTTCAACAACTGCCCTATGGCAGAGGAGGTCTTTCCCGGTCGTGGCTACAAGCTGCACAAGAGCATCCTCATACAGGGCGGTGTCGGTGTGGGCAAGACGCTCCTCATGCAAATCTTCAGCGAGTATCTCCAGCGCACCAACAACCCTCGTTTCTTCTGGAACTTGTCGGTCACTCAGATGGTCAACTACTACACCATTCACAACAACCTCGACCGTTTCACCTACAACGAGGAGGAGTGCCGTGGTTTCAAGTGCAACCCTCAGAACGTGTGCCTCAACGACATCGGCATACAAGACCGCACATTCTTCGGCATGGACACTGGTCTCCTCACAGATGAGTTCCTGCACGCTCGCAACGAGATTTGGACGCAGTACGGCAAGTTTGCCCACCTCACCACAAACCTCGACAACAACGAACTTCAAAAGCGGTTCAAGCGCAATGACGGTTTCGGCCGTCTCGTTGACCGTTTCAAAACTTACAACGTAATACCCCTTATGGGAAAGAGTAGAAGATAATATGGACGCAAAATCATTTTTCATGCTTGTGCGTGAAATGCGTACAGTGCAAAAGAATATTTCCGCCTCCGTTCACATGAGGCATTGACTAAGAGTATGGAGTTGGAACGGAAAGTTGATACAGAAATTCACAGAGTGGAGGACATCCTTGGACTTGACTCTCTATAAAAATGTAGAATATGAAATACAGACATAGAACAACTGGAGAAATAATCAATGTTCTCCGACATAACGAGAGAGGCGATTTTGCCGAATGTACAGACAACAACGGCAAAGTGTATGGTTTGCAAGCAAACCTGTTCAGAGATTATGAGCAGGTCATTGAGGACAAAACCATCAATTGGGAGCAGCGTAGATACGAGATTGCCAAGGCAATGCTCCCTGCAATCTATATGGACGATGGCAATGCACAACGTGCAGACCACTCGCCAATCAATGGCTTTGAGTACAAAACGCCACAAGGCTGTGCAAAAGAGGCAGTCAGTTTGGCTGATGCACTAATCAACGAACTTCAAAAGAAAGGAGCAAGCAATGAGAACAATTGATTTTCGTGGTAAAGCCGTAGGCAGTGGCCGCTGGATACATGGTGATTTGGTTTGGAATGGTCGCACTCCTGCCATTTTTGAAGATGCCAATCAAGAAAATGGTTGCATCACCGTAAAGGAAAGCACGCTCGGCATGAACACCGGGCTGAAAGACAAGCACGGCCACGAAATATACAATGGCGACATTCTCGCCCATGGAGCAAACATCATCGGTCATGTGGTCGATTGCGTGCGTGGCTACTGCTTTGATGTGGTCTATATAACGCCAGAAGGAGAAAAATCATGTCCACTTTTCGAAATGGTTACCAACTTTAACGATAAGTTGGAGATTGTCGGAAACATACATGATAAAGGAAATGGAGGTGCAGTATGAATAATGTAATTCCGAAACTCTCGGTCTTGTTAAGATTACTACTTGTTGCTCCTATTTACATCGTTGCTCTCGTTCTGTTTGTTCCATACGGAATATTCAGAGGTCTTACAGAGTCTGACATAATCCGAGATTACTTAGACCTGTTTGATGAGTTCCTTGGTAAAATATACTTTCACTATTTCAAGAAAAAGTAAAAGATGCGTTCCCGACAAGCAAGAAAAATAGTCCGCATGGTCAGATACACACCCATCGACCGCATGAGCGACACATGGTATGACAGAGGCTCGCAGTGGTGTGCCACCTACCGACAGCCCCACATTCAACAGGCTCTCCGCTATTATTGGAATGGCGTAGCGGACCGCAAGATTAAGCCATTCGATTACAAACCAAATTATCAAAGAAACAAATTCTTATGAAAATCACCAACAACTTCGCCAGCATAATTATTGGCACTGTTAGTGGCCGTATCACTTACAACGGCAGAACAATTAACATTCCTCAAAGTTCACGCATGGAACTGGTTGACGGTCAAATTCTCATCGACGGAAAGCCATTTGAGCAGTACGACAAAGCCGATTGTCCAATCATCAAGATTGAACTCACAGGCAATGTAGAGCATGTCCAAGCTCAAACAGGCGATGTTGAAGTCCATGGTGACGTGCATAATGCCAAGACCATGAGTGGTGACATTACATGTGACTGCATCAAAGGCCATTGTTCTACAATGAGTGGAGACATAAGACGATGAAGGTACGACAGGCAAGAAAAATCTTCAAGGCTTATTATAGCCCTAAGAAAAACTATTGGAATAAATACCAAGGTTTTACTCTTGGAACGTGCTTTATTTGTTTCGCTTACAAAACCCCACGTTTGCTTCATGCTCTGAATATAGCATACAAATATGAGAAGCGGTATGTGCAAATACCAACAAAGCCAAGAGCAATACAAGGTACAACTTCCATACGTCATCCCCAATATGGCCTTTGGGCTATTTTTGAAAACAAGAATAATATTTAATCAACAAAGACAATGAAAACTTACATCGGAACAAAACAGGTAAAGGCCGAACCTATGGACGAATTGGCCGCAGTTGAGAAAGGCTACGCTCGTAAGAACGAGGACAGCCACGAATGGCGGCAGGGCTACCACGTTCAGTACGCCAACCCGGACGGTAGCACCTACGACTCATGGTCTCCCAAGGACGTGTTTGAGCGTTCGTACAACGTGTGTGATGAGGAACAGATTGCAATGGTATGTTTTCCTCTGACAAATCGAAGCATCAACAAGGCTGTATCGCTCCTAACTATTGGAGGTGCAGATGACAAGACTTTGGAAGAGGTCGCAGCCAAGATGGAGGATTTGAAAAAGAAAGGGTTTGCAATTGTGCCCTCAAAAATATACAACACTGGCGATGAGGGACAGCAATTTGAAATGATGGTGCCATTATTAGCATTAGGCATCAGCTTGTAAGTATGCGCCAACCCAAACGCAGGGCTAACCTGCTCTACAAACTCCGTAGGAGAGGTATCCGATGCGACACCAAGCAGCGTTGCATCTACCTCCCCTATATGGAGTCTCCTAAGAAGTATCCACAAATACCACGGCTCTGCCGTGAGTTCCACTTCTATGTTCAATTCATCATCACATGAGCAACAATACAATCCGTGTCTTTGAAGCCTTTGCAGGTTACGGCTCGCAGTCTATCGCCCTCCAACGGCTTGCCAACGATTTTGCCGACTTCCGCTTTACGGTGGTCGGCATTTCCGAGATTGACAAGCACGCCATCGCTGCCTACCGTGCCATTCATGGCGACCATGCCCCCAACTTCGGAGACATCATGCACATTGACTGGCTGCAAGTTCCCGACTTCGACCTGCTCACATACTCTTTTCCATGCCAAGATATATCCTCGGCTGGCCGTCAGCGTGGCTTTGCGCAGGGTAGCGGCACGCGCTCTTCCTGTCTGTGGGCTTGTGCCGACGCTATCTCTGCCAAGCATCCCAAGTGGCTGCTCATGGAGAATGTCAAGGCTCTCACACAAAGGAAGTTTGCCAAGGACTTCTACAAGTGGCGCGAATGGCTTTCCGACCAAGGCTATACAAGTTACTTCCAAGTCCTCAATGCCAAGGAGTACGGCATACCGCAAAACCGTGAGCGTGTCTTTATGGTGTCCTGCCTGGGCGAACACCCTCGTTTCTTCTTTCCCAAGACGTTCCCTTTGGAGTACCGACTGAAAGATATTCTTGAGGACAATGTGGACGAGAGTTATTACTTGAAGCCTCAGCAGGTGGAGAGTATCATCAGGCATTGCGAGCGCAAGGTGGCAGAGGGGTGCGGTTTCAAGGTAAACTTCCAGTCGCCCGATGACATCAGCGGTGCAATCAAGACCAAGGAGGGGCAACGTGAATACGACACCTACATCAAGGAGCCGCTCAACACCGATATGCAGGGCAACTCTCGCACCATCACTGCCCATTACCATAAGTTGGGCTACACCGACTTTTCAAGCGACCTCTGTCCGCATACTGGTGTCATGGAGTATTCGCCTCTCTTCTTGGGCTACACTCGCGACCACAAGGGCAAGGTGGTGTCCCACAATCTAAAGGACATCAGCAACACAATTGTCGCATCCAACCATGGGCGCAATGGCAGCACAGCGCAGTATCTCGTAGAGCCGATGATTTACAGCAGTCCTCACGGGTTTAATTTCGGGGGAGGCTGTCCGAAAACCTATTAG